TCTTTCTCCTGTTTCATTGGTGAGTTTAATGCGAAGGAAAGAGCCTGCTGCTTCGTCATCGGGGCCGACTTCGATGCAACTGAAGATGGGGTTATTGAGGTATGGGGATTTGGGGTCGTTGTTAATGAGGGAGATTTTAGTAATTACTGGTTTCATGGTTGTATGTCTATGGATTGTGCTTTCTTTTCCTGTACTTGGTCGAGTGCCCATTTCTTTATATCCTCAATGGATTTCTCACCGATCTTATCTGTTTGTGATGCAGAGATACTTGTGGGTCGTCCATCGAGGGTTAGGGATTGGTTGGTGAGTGCGACCATAGCTTTGACCAGGTCTTTGGTTGGAATGTCGTCCACTTCGTTATGGAGGCGTTCTGCGATTTTGCGGTTGATGTCACGAGTGATGCGACCGAGGAAGTCATAGTATTCTTGTTCAGTCCAGCCGTATGTTTTCTTTAGGAAGTCACGGCATTTAGCTTGGGACTCTCCACATTCACGGGATAGGAATCGTGCCTCATCTGTAATGGATGCTCCACCTGCAATGCGTATAACGAGTCGGCGTAGGAAGTCGGGATCGGTGTTGGCAATAATGTTGTAACCGAAAGGTTGTCGAAGTTCAATGGCTTGTTCTTCAGAGAGATCCTGTTTTTTCTTAGGCATCTTCGTTGGTGAGATATTCTATTTCTGGGAGTGTTAGGACAAGTTCACCTTGCTTAGCAGTGGAGTCGGTATAAAGAGCGAACTTAAATCCATAAAAAGATCTGTTGTCTTGGTTTATGTTGCCGAAGATGTCCCAATCATTGTAGTGTAGCTTTAAGTGGATGTGCTTTGTTTTCCGTAATTGGTCATCAAGCAGACCTGTTTCAATAATGGTTTGTAGAAGATCAGGGAACCACCAGTCGCCGTTTCTATCATACTCGATTGAATATGTCTTCTTGATCTCAGGGAGTGTTGCAAGTTTTTGATACATTGTATTTTCCTTTCCTTTTCTTGATTAAAGGGCTTGACATGTATTGGTAATTCCAGATGAATGCAAGCCGAAAGGAAGAAATGAAGGTAAGTATTAATCGAGATTCATGCATGTACTGCTACTTTAGTGTTGTTGATTCAGATGCAAGAGATGTAGTGGAAGTGCCAGAGGAGATATACCGTAAATGGGAAGGTCAATTAAACCAGTGGTATGCACTACAGAACGAACTAGATGAATATTTAGAAAACAAGCAACGGTGTAAGCAGTTATGATACAAGGATTTAAGGAACGCTTTCAAAGCAGCCGTGTCACTCGCAAGGAGTTGGCAGAAGCGGCAGGAATCAAGGAGTCCACGCTCAAGCAGTACATATTCGGGGATCGTGTATCTCAGCATGTACTGGATACCTTTGAGAAGTTGGATAACCCGCAAGAGACTTTATCCACACCTCCTATTAGTCCTCAAGAGGAGGAGGTCGTAACCAAATCGGAATGTTCTGGGGAGAAGAAAGAAGATAAGTCGGTTATGATCTCCTCCACTGAGGTGATGGATGCACAGGTGTGCCAGGTGATGCCTAATAAGAACTTCAGGAAAGTAAGGATACTGAAGACAGGAGAGGTGGTCGTGGCACGTTTAACGCCCCGTAGGAGGGGTGAGTATATGAATCGTGGTAAGCGGCTACGTGTGAAGCTTACAGACAGCACATGGTGGGTGCAGTAGAATTTGTTTGGGTTGTTATACTACTGACATGACTATGCTGGCACTAGGTTCATGGAGGTTTTTTTATGATATTTCCCTCTAAAGGAATAACGGGATTGAGTTCCCCAAACCTGCTTAGTGCCAGCGAATCTTTATTATGAAAAAGGAAGAGGTGCTGTGCTACACCAATTATGGCACAATCACATTCAAGGGCAACCTTGTACCTGCTTTGAGAAAAAACCTTCAACAGTACCACGAAGAGTCGAATAGCTTCTCATTGGTCAATCAACGAAAACTGGAGGGGTTGAGAGTTTATATTGATGAGTTAATTCCAATTTTCAGGGGACTCTGTGGTAGTATACCTGATATCACTATTACAATAGATGCCTAAAGTAACCTATGCTGATGAAGTAATCCCTGACTTTGGGATACCTTTCCCCACTGGTAAGCTGCGAGTGGAAAAGGGAGAACTCAAACTGGCACTATCGCCAGAAGAGATACAGGCTACACCAGATGAGGAGTTGCAGACACTTTTTGACTTGATGGAGAAGCAGCCGATACTGGAGAAGCAAGATCCAGTAAAGTACGGGTGGACACTAGAGAGTTGGCGTAGGGTAATGGAGAATTGGAAGGATACCAAGATACACATCATCCTTGGTGGAAATCGCAGCACCAAGAGTACGTTCGCCAATAGGTTGCTGGTGGATATGGCACAAAGGATTGATGAGGCTAAGATTTATCATTGGCACGATAACGAGGAACGCTCTGTAGTGGACGCACAAGCCACAATCTTTAACAGCTTGCCATTTGATCTACGTGAGAAAGGACAGAAGCGTGGAGGACAGAATTATAGCGTTACGTATAACCAGAAGACAGGATTTGTCGGAAGGCTACCCACATGTATCTTGCCACCACGAGATGGCATCGACAGGGGCAGTAGCATCTTTTTCAAGTATTACACGCAGTATTTGCAGAACCAGCAGGTAGCGGAGGGATTCAATGCACACATCATAGAGATGGATGAAGAATGTCCTTTGAAGTTATTCCAGACAATGATTCCCCGTACAGTGGACTTTCATGGTAGGATCATCCTGACCTTTACCACATTGCAGGGGTGGACTCCATTGATTGCAGAACTACTTAAGGGTGCAGAGACAGTGGCGACTCGGTACGCTCCGACAGAAGGCAGGGAGTTACCAGTAGAGCAGATATGTCATGCTTGGCCATCAGCTCGCATTTACTACTGGTGGACACAAGACAATCCGTTTATCGACTCACACCACTTGGTTGAGCAGTACGTCAATCAACCTGTAGAAGAGAGGTTAGCTAGGTTGTATGGAATTCCTACAAAAACACAGCAAGGCAAGTTTCCGAAGTTTAACAAGGATGTAAATGTCGTACCGCACGGAGAGATACCATTTATCAAACATCCCGATAAATATCCAGTCACTCGATATTTTATCACTGATCCAGCAGGCACTAAGCCTTGGGTTGCAGTATGGATTGGAGTTATAGGAGATGGTCGGGTGTATGTGTATCGTGAATCACCAACAGAAGAATGGTGTCAACCACATGTCAACAACGCTGGTACACCAGTAGGCAAGCCGAGTGTAGGACAGAAACCTAACGGATGGGGCTATTTACAATGGAAGGAACACTTCTTAGGACTTGAACAAGACGAGGAGATTATCCAACGTATCTGCGACCCTGGTTTTGGAACCCAGAAGGTAACAAAGACTGATGGACAGACAGACCTGTTCTCAGAAATGGCGGCATTAGACTTCCATATGGTTCCAGTGTATCGTGGTGACGTAGAGGCAGGAGTGGCAAAGATCAATGATCTCCTAGCATGGGATGATCGCAAGCCGATTTCTGTGATAAACAGACCACAACTGTATGTGAGTGACCAGTGCCAGAATACAATTAACTCGATGCTGGAATACACAGGGTGCAGTAAGGAAGAACATTTTAAGGATTTTGTGGATACGATTAGATATGGCGTAACTAACGGACTGCACTACTGTGAAGAAGGTGGTCTTGAAGCTACAGGCGGAGGTGGTTATTGATTTGACTAGATATTACTTAGAGTATATGGGTTGGCTATGGATTTGATTACAGACGAAAATATGACAGATGTCCCCAAAAGCGGGGAACCAGATATACCTTTTCTACAAGAGGCGTACAGTCGCACAGTGCATGACTTGCAGGAATGGGTTGACCAGCGAGAGCGGGATTACTACACACGAAACTGCAAGTGGAACGGCAAGAGTGAAGACTTTAAGAAGCACAACCGCAATGCAGAGACTGGGGAGGTATTCCCGTGGGATGGAGCAAGTGACCATGAGAGCCGTGAGGTGGATGACCTCATCAATACTAAGAAGGCTCAGTGTATCAACGCCATCAAGAAAGCGTACATCAATGCTATCCCTGTAGAGTCGAATGATATTCAACGTGCTGCGGTAATCTCTAACTTCATGCGTTGGCTCATCAATGCAAAGATGGAGGAGTTCTATGAGCAGATAGACTTGGGTATAGACCACCTGTTAGAAAAGTCCATCATGGTACACTCAGTAGAGTGGGACTATTGCAAACAGCAGATCCAGCAGGAACTAACACTGGAAGATGCCATAGCAATGGTGGTGAACTCTGGTGGGGATCAGGAACAATTTATGACAGGTGAGTTGGATGATCAGTACATTCCAATGCTCACTGAGGGTGCAGGAGTTAGTGAGAAGAAAGCCAAGGCGATGCTCACAGAACTGCGAACCACTGGCAAGACGACAGTACCACTGGATAAGTCGATACGCAACCAACCAGTCATTAAGGCACTGCCACCCGACGAAGACTTCTTTATGCCATCATGGACGATTGAGCCACAAAAGGTTCCGTATTGTTTCCATGTGATTCACATGACCCCACAGGAGTTACGTGCCAAGATTAGTGAGGACGATTGGGACGAAGAGTTTGTAGAGGAAGCAATTCAAACAGCAGGACAGCAACATGACCCTGCACTGATAGAGGAATGGCATCGCAATAACTTCACTGATGGTCGATATGACGAGACTGTGCGGATTGTTTACACCTACCAGCGATTACTGGATGAGGACAATGTGCAGGGAATTTATAGGACAATCATGTGCTATGGTGTGGATGCCTATGCCAAACATGAGTTGTTGGATTACCAGCACGGGCAATATCCATTTATCGTAACGCCATTGGAGCGTACCAGCAAAAGGCTCTACTCTGCCAGGAGTCTGCCAGAGTTGGCAGAGTCATACCAGCAAGTTATCAAAGCCGAGACGGACGCAAGTATTGATAGACAAAGCTTGGCGACGATGCCACCACTGAAACATACAGTGGGACGCAAACCAACCAAGTACGGGCCAGCAGTACGGGTTCCAGTACTAAGGATGGACGAGATCCAATGGGATCAACCACCAAGATTTGACCAAGGCAGTTATGTACTACGTGAGTATATTGAGACAAACCTGAATAGATACTGGGGACGTAATGCCCAAGGCGTTGACCCTATCGAGGCACAGGTAAAGCAGCAATACCTTGTAGATATTGTGCTGGGTCATGTCAGGAAGATATTTAATCAAGTGTACTCTCTGTATCAGCAGTTCGGCCCAGATGAAGAATACTTTAGAGTTGTCGGTGTGGTAGACCAGCAGACGTACACCAAGGGCAAGGCAGGTGAACGCTACGACTTCTGGATAGACTTTGATATTGGTACGCAAGATCCTGCACAAGTGTTGGAACGTGCTAAAGCTACAGCAGAGCTAGGGCAGATGCTTGATAGATCAGGCACACTGGACACTCAGCAGTTATTGCAGATTGTTGTTGGACAACTCTGGCCTGGAGCCGCAGATAGAATGATCCAACCCGTTGAGCAAGCACAAGAGAAGGCAGTAGCCGAGGAACGCCAAACCATTGCTGAGTTGGTTGCAGGTGTACCACCGAATGTAAGACAGGACGATGCACACCAAATCAAGATGCAAGTCTTTGAGCAGTGGGCAGCACAACCTGACATCCAGCAGAAAATGCAACAAGATCCAGCATTGGCGGAACGTGTAATGCAGTACCAAAAGCAACGACAATTCCAGATTCAACAAAAACAGAATGCCCAGATTGGTCGGACAGGTACAGCACCTACGGCATACGGGCAGACAGCACAGCAGTAATGGCAGAACGAACCGCAGAGAACCGCAACCAAGGCCCATTGTGTAAGAGTCTACTTACTAAGACAGGACTCAAGCACAAGAAACCTGTTTATGATTTGATAGACACTAAGCAGTTAAAGAAGGAAGTAGATGCTGGTGCGGAGTATTTCTGGAGTCAACCACACAGGGAAGGCATTAAGCCAATCAAGATAGACTCGAATGACTTTTTATTTAAATGAATGATCAAGACAAAAGGAAGAACCTCCTTCTGGCAATAAATGCATTACGGGATAACCCACACTTTGTATTATTGCGGGAAGAAATTAAGCAGCACTACGAGGTGGCAAAGGCAGCAACATTGGAACCTCCTCGCAAAACAGATGGCGATGTAGCTACTGGAGTGCATTTGCACAACACAGGAGTAATGTTGGCATACGAGAATCTTTTAGACTTGATTGATAGACCAGAGGATGTAATCTCGGTCGAATAATTTCATATCGTTATTGTTATTGTTCTTAATCATAGGTATGGGGTCACGTCTTTTTTTGGTTTTTCAGGCGTGACCCTTTTTTTATTTACCACCAACGTATATCGTTGATAAGGTGGCTCTACATAGGGGCTGCCTTTTTATTTATTTATGGACGACGAACACAAAGCAGTAAATTACCGAGCGGTAACAGATCCTATCAAAGAGGGTAATTGCTATGAGTGCTTTTACCGCTCGGTAAATCCCATGACGGAGTTAGAGCAGCATTGGGCTTGCGGACTCCTTGTATCAATGGGATCAGCAGAGTCAGTATCCACAGGATATACCTGCGATAAGTTTAAGAAAAATATCTCTTGACTTAGAAATCCATCACTCAATGTGTTGAGTTCTACTGCGAACACTTCGCTGGAAAATGAATACACAAGATGGGGCTACGATTGCCGCCCCAAATGAGGCAACGGATGAAAAGTCCGTACTCTCTCTTGATGACCTAGCCAGCGAGTTGTTGGCTGCGGATACTCAGGAAGATACGGAAGAGACCGAAACCACGGAAGAAGCGACCGAGACTGTTGAATCTGAAGAATTAACTGAAGAGACAGAAGAGGAAGAGGATGCCGAGGATTCTACTGCTACGCAAACTGAAGACTCTGATGAGGAGGAAGAAGTTGCTGAAGAGCAGTCTGATGTTCTTTCTAAGTACGAAATACCCCTGGACGATATGTCCGAAGATGAACTCAAGGAGTTGAATAAGCGAATTGGTGGTAAGTCCCATAAGCGGATAAACCAACTAACAGCTCAGAAGAAACAACTTGAGGAAGAATTGGCGAGGGCGAAACAGGAGCAACCTGCACAGCAGCAAACTACTGGCACACTCAAAGCTACCTCTATCAAAGAATTGGAGACGGAAGCGGAGACATACCAGCAGTTAGCAGATTGGGCAGATGAAGCACTGGACAATGAACCTGAGTACGATGATGACGGCAATGAATATCTTGCTGAAGCTAATGGTAATAAATACACCAAAGCCGACCTCAAGAATATCAAAAAGCAGGCTCAATCTTTAATAAAGAAGGAGATCCCGCAACGCCGCAACTTCATTGATGCTAAGGAGAAATCCGACAAACTGGCAGAGGAACGCTTTGAGTTCCACACCAATGCGGAGCACGAACTGCATGACATTTACTTGCAGATGGCGAGCGACCCATTATTCCAGCAAGTCGAGAAGATTCTACCCAACGCCAAGTATGTTTTATCGGCGGCGATTATTGGAGAGCAGGCAATCTTGGCAGGCACAAAGCAAGCCAAGAAGAAGGTTGCCACTACCAATAAGCCAAAGACAAAGCCAACACCAACAGGTGCGGCACAACCAAGGAGTACAAGTACAAAGAAGAAACAACAGGCACTTGCCAGCAAGCAGAGCCGACTCAAGGCCGAAGGAAGCGTAGATGCACTTTCCAGCATGATGGAAGATATTTTATTTAACTAACCCCTATATATAATGGCTAAAGCTACTACACTTAATGTGACAGGCAATCGGGAACAGCTTCTCGATTGGATGTCTCTCGTTGAGCCTGAGATGAAACCAGTTTTCACAAGGGCTAAAAAGAAAAAAGCGACTTCAACTTTCCCTGAATGGCAGGTTGACAGCATGGAGGAACCCTCCTTTGACGGAGTTGATGAAGGTACTGACGTAACTTCTTTCGACAACAAACGTGCCAACTCTGCCCGACTTGGTAACTACATCCAACACTTCCGCAGAAGCTATCAGGTTTCCAATATTCAGGAACTCGTTGATACCGCAGGTGTTAAATCTGAGTTTGCATACGGAGCTGCTAAAGCAGTACGTGAACTTGGACGTGATGTTGAGTCTGCGATCTGCTCAAGCAATGATCGTCAACAACAAGCAGGTGCAGGAACTCCATACAAGATGCGTGGTTTCTTCCGCTGGTTAGGCTATAACGGCACAGCAGGTAACAACTATCCTTCTGATATTCCAGCCGATCAGCAACTCGGAGCAAGTGGCAACTATGCAGATGTAAGCGGCAATGCCCTTACTGAAGCTGAGTTGAACACTGTGATGCAGAATCTCTACACACAGAATGGTGCTCCTCAAGGTAACTACATGTTTGTTGGTAATCCTCAGATTCGTGCTGATGTCACTGACTTTGGACGTTCCACTTCTGAGATGTACCAACGTAATGAGGATGCCACATCCAAGAAGATGACCAGCACCATTACCCTTTACGAAGGTGACTATGGTGTTGTTGAAGTTGTTCCAGCATCCGTGTTTGTTGACCGCACAAGTGGCAGTTCCACAATCGAAGGACGCAGTGCATTACTTCTGGATACAGGTTCTTACTGCTTGTTCACACTTCAAGCCGATAACCGCACTGAGTTGGAAAACCAAGGCGGTGGACGCAGAGGTTTCTGTGAGATGATTTGCACCCTTGGTGTTGAGTCCATCAAATCACACGGTTTCTTCTACGACGGAGCATAATCCTTAACACAGGAGACTTATAATATGGCTAACACAGATGTAACTATTTCGCAGGTCGATATTCTCAGCCTTCAGGAAAAAGCCGCTGGCTTTACACATAAGTGGACAATTGCGTACACTGATGTGGATGAAGGTACGGGAGCTGCCGATACTGTCACTGCCGCTTTAGGCAACACACCATCCAACTTTATTGTGGCTAAGGTAGCTGCAAATGTCACCACGGCATTTGCTGGTACTTCTGGTGCTTTCACGATGGAAGTTGGAACCGATGGAGATCCAAATAACTTCATTGAGTCCACCTCAGTCAAAAGTGCAGGGACGATTCTTGCAGCCGCTGGTGCAGCACCAGCAACCTTGGCAGGCTCTCATAACCAAGCCGCAGATGCTCTGGAAGTTGTGTTTACGAACGCAACCTCTGGAAGTCCTTCTGCTCTGACAGCAGGGAGTGTAGACATCTACATGCAACTGATTGAGTTGGCCTAAAACGAATTACCCCTAACCAGCCCGTAGTCATAAGTCTTTTTTCCTTTCGCTTGTGGCTACGGGCTTTTTCTTAACATGGCAGATACAGAGATTAACTTAAATTTAACACCACCTGCGGAGAATGAAAAAGCCGTAAGTGTAGTCATTGACTGGAAGCAGTTGGTGAATAACGCTCCAGCAGGAGAATCTAATGGAGACACACAGACATATAAGCTGTTTCCATTAAAGACAGGAACCATTGTGCGAAATGTATTTACGGTGGTTGAAGAAAATTTTACAGGAACCACAAGTCCAGTATTTAGTATAGGGGATGATGATGACCTTGACGGTTATATGACTGCCAAAGTGCTTGATCCCTTATTGGCAGTACGGGCTAGTGCATCAGACGGAGATTATTTTGATGCAACAGACACAACAAGTTCAGCAGGTGAAACTGATGACGTGACTGTTACATTAGTGTCTTCGGCAAACAGTAAGATATATTCCTATGATGATACATCCACAACTAAGCATTTAATAGTCCGCTTTCAAGCCAACGACAAACTAGGTGCATCAACAGCAGGTAGATTGCGAATTATTGCAGATGTAATCTTTGGAAACTTACTATAATGAGCCAAATCTTCGCACCAAACTGGAGTACCCTTGCTAAACAAAAGGGTCAAAGCTACGACACCTTCATGCGTGACCTTGAGCGTTATGTCAGATATGACGTAAACATGAAGCAGCACCAGGAGACTGAACGGGCAATGAAATCCCGCTGGGTTGCCCGTAACCTTGGCAAGCAGGTTGTTGAGGGTTTAGGTCAAGCGATTGCACACATACCCATTACAGACTGGGCAAATGCAATCAACGCATGTGGCGAAGGATGCTGGGAAGATAAACAGTTTCGGAAAGAATGGCTGCGTGACAACGAAAGCCACAGAGCACAATCATGAGGAATGTTGCTGTAGGTGATAGTGTAACAGCCCCAACGCTAGGGTTGTTGTACCGATTCATGCACACGATTGGTGCATCCTCTTTAAATTCTGATGAGGGCAATGCAGCAGTCGCAAGTTTCAACAAATACGCTCGTCTTGCGAGAGAACGGGCGAGGTGGCCACACACTGTTAAGACGGATCAATTCATCCCTGATGTCCGAGTACGCAGTGTAAGTGTAGGGGCAGGTGGAACGTATGCCTCTGCCCCTACAGTGACCATAGCAGCACCAGCAAGCGGAGGCACACAAGCAACAGGTGTAGCAACGATAAATGCCAATGGTGAGGTCAACGGCGTATCAATTACCAATGAGGGTAGTGGATATGCAGAAGTACCAACAGTTACGTTTTCAGGAGGTGGAGGATCTGGAGCATCTGCCACCGCAACTATTGTTGCCTACATCGCACATGGGTCTGATGACTCTGACTCCCCTTCTGGAGTTTTCACCTCCACTATTGCCGAGATGCTACGGGTAACGGAGACAGATCCATACACACAGGATGCAGCTCCGATAGAAGTGCCATTCAGGGTGCTCTATGAATCGAGCGACTTTGGGCAATCATTGCTCATCAACCGCAGCAGCACCAGCCCAGTATGGTGTACTTACAGATTCCCACAGAATGACTACGCAGTTGGAGATACAGACTTCCCTTATGTCTGGGCAGAATATGTCTTGCAGGGAGCACTGGCAGATTGGTATCGTGCCAACGGACAAGCCGATAAGGGCGGCATGGCAGACAGACAGGCAGAGCAGATTCTACTACTGGAACTCGATAAGCTGGAACGTCAGCAAGGCCAGGATATTTACACACACTTTTCAACACACCACACAGTACACGCATTTAATCAAAGGTAAGATATGAGCACAGCAGTTAAGGTAAGGAACGGATATGGCTACAAGGATGTCATTGCAGACACATCGGTAAATACAGGCGAATGGGTTTTAATTCAAAGCATTAGTGATAGCACAGCATTCACTACTCTTACAGGCGACATTACGACAGGCGGGCCATCGACGCTGCCTAAAGGGATGATAATTGAAGGAAACTTTACTACTATCACTCTATCTGCTGGTGAAGTAATCGCCTATCAAAAACCATAATGCCCTATCTTTGTTCCAGTATAAGTACGGGGAGTAGTGCGGCAAGTGCAGGTGCAATCACTGCATTCACCAATACCTACTCCGTTGACTTTGATGGTGTAGATGATTATGCTACCATACCTGATACTGTAAGCAATAGGGTGACAGGCGATATGTCTATCTCTTGCTGGTTTAAGCTAGATACTACTGGGGTTTTTCAGGGGTTGGTAAATAAGCGTGATGTAGGTGGAACTAATTGGCAGTTTATGGTTCGTGATACCAATGTTCTTTATATTTATGATGGTTCAACTGTAATAAATTCTACATTTACACTTAGCAGTGGTCAATGGTATCATGGTGTAGTGACAATAGAAAGCGGTGTAGAAACTAAGTTTTACGTTAACGGAATATTACGAGACACATTAGGAGCGGTAACTATTACCGCTGACGATGCCGCAATAGAAATAGGGAGGTTGTATTCGGGTTCATACATAAATGGCAAAATAGATGAAGCGGCAATTTTTACCTCTGTATTATCAGCAGCACAAGTCACTGCCATTTACAATAGTGGTGCACCCGCAGATCTGAAATCCTATTCACCTGTTCTCTGGACAAGATTTGAGGAAGGCACAGGCACAAGTATCACCGACTCATCTGGTAATGGTCACACTGCAACTCTCACCAACGGCCCAACCTTTTCAACTGACGTACCCACATAAATTATGAGCGACGAACAACGATACTGCACTGTTCCTGTAGCGGAATACGATAACATCAACTTGGAGCAAGTTGCTGCCACTTATGGGCGTGAGGTTATCCTTGACCCACCTATTGTTGCAAGCGGCACGGAGCGACTCATTGGTTTTTGTGGCAATAAACCTACGACTCTGTACGGATACACCGCTTACACTCCTGAACAATGGCAAGCTGAAGTCAGTAACCCTGAATCAGCTTACTACATAGACCCTGACATCCTATAATGGAGATTGACGCAAATGTAGTATTCGCAGGAGTCGGTGCTTTGGCGGTAATCGGAGGAGCGATTATGGCTTATGGCGAACTTAAAACTAAAGTTGTCGGATTAACGCAACGTGCTGAGTCTGCGAATCAATCTCGTGAAAAGATCCATGACAGGGTTGGTAAGCTGGAGGAAGAGACTAAAGTGCAGCGTGTGCAAATTGACGACATTCGCCAGAATAACAATAAGCTATTCGAGTTAGTTGAAGGACAATCAAGGACACTTGGTGAGATAAAGCAGGAGTTAGCTGTCATTATATCCAAACTCAAGAGTCATGGCTAAATTTTTGGATAGTCCTAGTATCGTAGAGTTAGCAGGTAGTGATTGGCAGATATTACTGGAGCCTGTTCGGTTCCAGTATTGCGATGACCCTGCAACGATCTGGACTGTACCAGCAGGTAAGTTGACTGATGGGCCGAGTGTACCAATGTATTTGCGGTGGTTGATTAACCCTGCGAAGTTTCCATTGTCTGGTTACTTACATGATGATTTAAGAGTAAGGTGGACAACGGGCAATGCTGCAACTGATGGCATGCTCAGGGATGCTGTAATGGCTGAGGGACACATGAAGTCATGGCAGGCATACCTTGTATACCTTGGAGTACGTGTAGGGACACATACAGGCTTTAAGAGCGTTGTACCTACAGATGTACTGGATCAGGCGATTAGCGAATATGCGAGACGCAAGAAAGTTCCAGCGAGTCGGATTGAATTTGACGAGAAGCACAGTGAATTGATAATAGTATAACATGAAAAAGAAACTCTTATGCCTGACCTTATTTGCATTCACTGGATGCTCTACACTTAATAATGCGATCAACACTCTGCCAGGATATGAGTTTGAGCAGTTTGACTATTCCCGCACAGGGAACATTACCAGCACGTCTCTCTCGGCAAGTAACGCCAAAATTGAGAACAACATGCTGATCGTGGAAAAAGCACACGTCACCCACAGCAATCCATTGTTTGGTGTGAACATTAGTGTGCAGGGATTGAAACGACCAGCAGCCGCATCAACGACAGGAGGTGTTGCACCTCATGGAAATGACTGAGATAGAGTCGGTAATATGGGTGCTTGGCAATATGTTTTGGATCTCATTAATTGGTGCGGGATTACTTTGGATTATTGGAAGGTATTGGTTTAAGTGAGTGAGTTCCGAACATACGGAGAGATGGATGACCCTATCGTAAGAGATGGGGACAGAAGCTTCGTGGGTATCAATAGCTACCTTGAGCCAGAGACTTTAAGTGAGGGGTATGTTCAGGACGCACAGGACATGCGTATGGACGGAGAGCGAGCCAAGGTCAGGGGCGGTTGGGATTTTCAAGCAGGACTCACAGGTATTTCTCCATCATATACGTATAGTGCAGGCACAGACCAAGTATGGGGGACGGGAGTTTATAGTGACCCAGATGACGGGAATAAGGAATGGGTGGTAAACGCCACAAGGGATAAGGTAATCCTTTGGAACCAGACCGAGCAGTTGTATGTTAATTACTACTCAGTAGGCATTGCTGACTCTGACGTAAGCACAGCCAACGATACATTCACAGAAAGTAGCAACCATAGCTTACAGACTGGAAGTGCTGTGCGGGTAACAACAGACGACACATTACCATCTCCTCTTGCGGTGGATACCACGTACTATGTCATCAAGGACTCAGACACTGTGTTTAAGTTGGCGGAAAGCTATGCCAATGCGATAGCAGGTACACAGATTGATATTGCTACAACTGGCACAGGCAACCACACTTTTAGCGAGACAGTAGACAACACGTCAAATCCTACGATCGTGCAGGGATTTAATCAGGTGTTCATCCTCAGATATAAAGCAAGACCTTTGGTATGGGATGGAACGATTACTGCGACAGGAGATGTGGTGGATAGTCAGTTTGTTAGTCTCAGCAACACAGCAACTTTACAATCAGGAGGTGCAGGAACAGGCGATGCGTTCCCTTCAACAGATTATGGCATTCACTTTCGTGATCGGCTATGGGGCATACAACCTCCTGATGTGGTCACTCCGACACAAGCAGTCAAGGGAGCACAAACAGTCATAGGTTCAGATTTACTGGAACCAAACAACGTCACGCCTACTGAGTCTGAGTTCTACATGAATCAGGGGTCAGCAGACTGGACAGTTGGATTCAGTACATACCAAGAGAATAGCCTGATCGTCTTTAATCGCAGGAGCATACGAATGCTCACCAATGTTCACGCCACTTCGATTAGTGAGAACTATCCGATTACCACAAGGTATGGTTGTGCAGCAAGACGCTCAATAGCCCAAGGAGGCGGTTATATCTTCTTTTTGAGTGACGAGGGTGTGATGACCTTATCGTCTGCACAGGATAGCGTAACGGGAATGGGTCTAACTGTCAGTAAGTTACAAGGCGGAACAGAACCACTGAGTAAATCTATTCAGGAGCAGGTCAATAATATCGACTACACTGAATCGGTAGTGAAGTCAGCATGTGGAGTAATCCATGACAATAAGTATTACCTAGCAGTGCGTCTGACAACTGACAGCAGCAATACAACAGTCTTTGTTTACGACATCATCAATCAGGCATGGGTCAGTAAAGACACGTATCCTAGTGGGATTGAAAACTTTCAGAAGATTATCTACAACCAGAAGATTCGACTCTTTGCCACACTACCGACAGGGTGGTATTTGATGGAGGAGAACGCTGGGCTGGATGATACCAATCGGACTGTTGGCAGTGATTCGGAGACAGATACAGTAGCTATTACTGCAAAGTTAAAGACAAGGAATTACACATTTGGAACCAATGCAATTAAGCACTTTCAGCGAGTTAAGCTTGGAGTCAATGTTGTGTCTGGTGATGCTTTTACCGTCAAGTGCAACAGCACAGACCCAGATATTACAAAGACTGTTGGATCATATACAGCAACAGGAACAGAAGACCTTGCGTTAAATTACGGATCAAGGCAACGTGGATACAGTTGCAATATTGAGGTGGACGTAACGGCAGGGAGTCCAGAGTTTAGGTACGTAAGTCTATCGGGAACACAACAGGAACAATTAGGACGCAGGGAGGTCAGTTAAGATGCCATTACCAGTAGGTGCTCCATTAGACCCAAGCACATTTGGGGGTCTTTCAACCAAGGATACTGTAGATAATACTGACTGGTCAGGGGTAGATCTGTCTATCGTCAACGGGGGAACAGGAGCAAGTACCGCAGCAGGAGCCAGGACAAACTTGGGTCTAGGGGATTTAGCCATACAGAACACTGTAAGTAACGAAGATTGGGATGGTGCAGATTTAGCAGTTTCTAACGGAGGCACAGGATCAAGTACAGCAAGTGGAGCGAGGACAAACTTAGGTTTGGGTAGTGTAGCAACACAGAACTCTAATAATATTTCTATTACTGGTGGATCAATAACAGGCACAGAGGTTACCTTAGAGACTTTTACTGTAGCAGGAGCACCATCAGGCAGTGTAGGGAGAATAGGGTACTGCACAGATGGAGACGCAGGGTCTGCGTGTTTTGTGGTGCATGATGGGACAGATTGGAAAGTCTTATCACTGGGGGCAACAATATCATCTACTTAACCAAGTGAACATTTTTGAGCAGGCGGAGCAATGCTATAAACAAGTTGGTATTGACATACACCTAGACATCGCCAATTATGCAATGCACGAAGGATATGTATTCCTCACTCCCGACTTTATGTTGTGGGGCAAACCCGTAAGACGGGATGGAGGACTTCCTCACGCACAGTGGAAAGTAGCGGAACCAGACGCTTTTTATGTGCGGTTCGCAGTAGGGAAGGGATGCCTTGATAAATTCTTGAGCCTCACTCCTTTATGTAGGTTGCCATATATTGGTTGGAGTCGCTACTTAAAGAACAAACCTTTACGTTACTACAAAACAGAACACCTACTAAGAGGAATTTAATATGGATGGCGGAGATATAAATTACCCTGCACAACCTAGCTACGGCGAGGGGTTGGCAGATGCAATGCGAGCACAAGCAAGCATGGCAACAGGAGCAAAGATTGGTGAAGAGACTGCTGGTGCAGACCTGAAGGCAGCATTGCAAGAGTCGGGATTGATTCAAGAGGGTCAGTTACTTGGCGAAGCGATTGCTGATATTGATAAGAGGATTCGCTCCAAATATGGACAGAGTGAAGTTGATCTTATTGGTCAAAGATTACTTGGGGATATCACAAGGGCAGGTGAAGGTGGTCGATATGTGTCGGGTCAACAGTTTCGTGATGCAAGTGGTGCGATTACGGAAGACACTCAGCAAATAAATTCTGAGGAAGATCGTGTTGCATTGTGGTTAAGCCAGAGGCCCGACTTGCAGAAGGCATTTGATGAAGATGGTGCAGGCGAGGGGAAAACAGAGAAAAAAAAGATTGCAGATATTAAAGCAAAAGGTGGAACTGCACAAGACTTTGCTAAGTGGCACTTAGAAAGGGCACAATCAGGAGGATACGGACAAGGTGGCCTTGACCAACAGATTGCACTACGATTACCAAAAGTCGGGGAGTTCTATGACCCTCAAGGCATTGATTTATATGGCGGAAAGTCGGGAGTACTAACACAGGAGGATGTTTATTCTATACACGAAGGCGGCGAAGGTGCAATAGTATCTCGCACAGGTGGACTCCTTGATCTATATGGTGGCAGCACGAAGGTACGGCAGTACGATTCTGCTGCTTATGAGCAAGCCATTAGTGAAGGCAAGTCGGAGGAGAAAGCACAAGCCGCCGCAACAAAATATGGCACAGCAGGATTCGACCCAGAAACACAAGAGTTCCAGGGGTTAATTCCCATGCAGCAACAGGCACAGGCATACCTTGCATCTCAGCAACGGGAGTCTGACATTGCCGATGTTGAGAAGTTTGGCACACGGGCAACAGAAGCAATCCGTGAGCAGGGAGACATTCGTGGTGCATTAGCTGATTTATCTACATACCAGAACAGGAACTTAGCTCAAACTGGAACTGCTCGCCAAATGCTAATGGGTGAAGCAATACGCAATATAGGCCAAGGTCTATCAGCAAGAGAGCAACGAGATATTGAGCAAGCAAGCCGACAAGCTGGAGCCGCAACAGGACGTATGCGTGATTTCGGGAGAATGGTTGGAGAAGCTACAGCACTCACAGAAGGTAATCGCTTACGCCGACAACAGAACCTCGCACAAGCACAATCCATTCTTGGTTCTGAGATGGGCATAAAGGGACAGGAGATGGCAATGGGACTCCAGAGGTTGGGTGCAGAGCAATCGACCGCAGCAGACCCAATGATGGCGATTCTAGGCAGACCTAGTTCAGCAGCACCCGCAGCAGGTGGACTCGCACAAATGGGAATGCAGACACAACAGCAGTCAGGCCCACAATTCTTTAACCCAGAAGCAGGTCTTGGATACATACAGAACGCAGCAACCAACCAAGCCAATATTGCAGCGGCTCAAGCTGGAGCACAAGGCAGCATGATGAGTGGACTCTTTCAAGGATTAGGAACAGTAGGAGGAGCAGCACTACCATTACTGTGTTGGGTGGCACGGGAAGTATATGGTTCAGATAATCCACGCTGGTTGCAGTTCCGTGCATGGATGCTGACCGACTCTCCAAAGTGGTTGCTCAATCTATACATCAAATATGGTGAGAGGTTTGCCAACTGGATTAGAAACAAGCCAACAATCAAGAGTATGATCCGCTACTGGATGGATACCCGTATCGCATAAGGAGGACACAATGGCTAGACAAATGTTCACAGGGAATTACGGAGCACCACTTGCACAGGTGGACACCCGACCTATCCTGGCAGCAGGTCAGGCATGGGGTCAGGCGTTTCAGAACTTAGGCCAAGTGGCAAGCGATGTTGTGGAGAAGCATCGTGAGAAGAAGCAGAAGGAGGAATTGAAACCGCAGGTCATTGATACACTTGCAAAGATGAATCCTGAGTGGACACTTGAGGAGTTGGGCATGGCAGCAGAGGCTACACTGAAAGGTGATAACCTCAAGACTGTAGCAGGACTCCAGCAGATGCAGGCACAGCAACAACAGATGCAGGCACAAAAGCAGCAGATGGACTTCTTTCAAACAGTGAAGGATTTCAAAGCACAGCAAGAGGAGAATCAAGCTAATCGCATAGGGTTACTTAATAAGTTATCTCAACAAACATTTAAGTCCGAAGAAGCACAAGCTAAATGGAATGAAGCAATACAGGCCGCCTTCCCTGCTAACGAGGTTGCCGCATTACAGAGGCGACAAGCGGAGGCACAAGCAGTTGCTCTGGAGCAAGCAAACAAGCTGAATGCCAGAAAGATGGAGATCCAGAACGAGATTGATAAGGCTGTTGACCCTGTAGAGGTGGCAAAACTTGAGAAAGAACTACTTACGATAAGTCGAGATCAAGCACTTGCCAATATAACTGGCACGGAAACAAGAACAAAGGCTTTGGAACTAACCAATCAACTGAATGCCAGAAAGATGGAGATTCAGAACAAGATTGATGAAGCAGTTGACCCTGTAGAGCAAGCTAAACTACAAGCCGAACTTGCACAGGTCGAACTGGATATTGCACGGGCCAATGTAAGTGGCATACAGGCAAGAACGAAAGCTGTAGAATTTGAAACAGAAACCAAGAAGAAGACGCAAGAACTCTACCCTCTTGCCGAGCAGATTGAAGACGAGAAGGAGGAAAAGAAAGTAAGACGGGATTACACCAAGGCTATGACCGAGGGTGCGACTGCAACCACCGCCGAAAAGAAACGCATAGCAGAAGTCAGCAAGGCACGTAACTTCGTGCAGGTTGACTCCAATGGTAACGTGAGCGTAAAACAAGGCGGTAAGGATATTGCACCCGATATACTGGAAGATGCTATCTTCGAGAAGGAGAAGCGTTGGCATGAGATGCAAATGGCCAAACTTCAACGTGAAGGAACTCTTGAAACAACACTTGGTAAACGTAAATACGCTCAGTATTTGGATTGGCAGATGACGGCAAAGAACGCTCAAAAGGTTCCAACCACTGAAGCAGAGAGACACATCGCCATGCTACCACCAGAGCAACAAGCGGAGGCAAGCCGTAAGCGTTTATCCGTTCTGATGGGAGAGAGCGGAGATCTCAAGGGACAGGTTAAACATCTTGGTGATTCACTCATCACACCAAAACTTAGTACAAAAACAGTAGCGGAAATGTATCGTCTCGGTAAAGAGGGCGGTAGTGATGCGGTAAAATTTGATGAGAAAAAAAATACAATGAAGTTAGAATTCTTGGTAGATGGCAAGCCAGAGAAGGACACTATCAAATTAACACCAATGGTAACAAAGCAAATCCAGCAGTACCTCAATCTAAATGACCAACTCATGGGAATGCCGACCAATGAGACACCTACACCAAAACCCACACCAGAACCCACACCAACGCAGTTCAATAAAGAAGAGGCTATTTCCAATATGCGTAACTATTTTAATCCGTAAGAATCATGGCATTTTCTTTTAATCCATTTGCAAAAAAAAAAGAACCTGCTAACAATAGGCAGGAAGCACTCACAAAGCGTCGGGATGCACTGATTAATTACCTAGAGAGCAATGAGGATCAACTTCGGTTATTTGATTCTCTTGATAAGACTGGCAAGGATGAATATGCCAATACGTTCTACGAAGTGTATGCTGATGAGGGTATGGCTACATACTTAGCTTATCCTAACAACGAACTCTTAATCCCCACGAATGATCTCATGGGTAGTTCACCTATGGATTGGGTTGATAAAACAGAAGACAGACGGAAGTATGGCTTTGGGTTAAAAAAACGAATATTGAAAGAACTTCCACTCTACGACACGGGCATCGAGCGTTTGTATGATGCAGTTGATAAAGGTGATGTAAAACTCAGTGAGTTGGATGAGGGTAGTCTTGCTGTAATCGGCGGGATACTACATCAGCGGGGATCAGATAAAGCGGACGAGGCAAAGGTACAAGCCCGCAAAGCACTGGATAATATGATCCAGTCACATGAGGAACTTGGCCCAGAATACTTTGCTGACCCTGAAACATGGCAGATGCAGGTCTATGAAGGAGTGACCCGACCATTCTCTGACTTTGGTGTGTGGTTGGCAGGCAAGATAAAAGGAGACGACGAAATTGCCGAGACACGTAATAAAGCAACAGCACTGGAGCATGTAGCCTACCCTCAGAACCGCACATGGGAGAACGTAGGTGAGGTTGCAGGATTATTTGGTGGAAGCGTAGGTTTGTATCAAGGACTTGCCAAGAAGGGATTATCACAGGTTATTAAGGCTGGAGCACAAGGAGGCTGGAAGGTATCTGCTGCGGCTTTAGGAGCAACCAGTGCAGGTGAGTTCGCATTAGGTGCTGCATACGGCACACCGACCTTTGTGCTATCTCCAGAGAATCCCAATAGGGTCATGTCAGGACTGGAAGCAATGCTACTTGGTAATGTGTTTAATCTGGCAACTGATAGTTACCGCACATTCAAGGGGATGAAGAAGGCAGATGTGGTACAACAACTGGACGAGTTGAAACCTGATGGATGGACTGAAGTTCGTGAGGGGATAATGAGTAAGTACAAGGATGTATCACCAGAGAACGCAGCACTTGCAAAGCAGTTTCAAGACAGGCCACCTACTTCTGAGGCCAAGAGTGCAATGTCGGGTAGAAACCTAGCGGACGACTATCGGCAAGCAGAAGCAGCACAACAACGCTTATTGCAGGAGCAGCAACCAAAACCAGCAGACATTACGCCATCAAAGGTTGAAGGATTGCAAGAAGCTATGCAAGCACGGCAAATCCAAGAGCCTACATCTACGCCAGTCTCACAAGGAGATAGTGCTGCGGTCACACCTGAGTATGCAAGAAACGTAGAGATAGAGGATAGACTTACTGAGTTACGTGATCGCACTGCTGTAATTCAGCAACGCAGAGGTGCATCAAAGAAGGAGAGTAACCGCATTCGTGATGAGGTGACACAACTCAAGCAAGAGCAGTTACTCAATAACACAGGTGACAAGTTGTCGAAGTATGAGCGTATGGCAGAAGAGGCATACCCTGGTTCGGTATTGGGTATCAATGCGTACACTGGTGACTTTCAGGAACTGCGTAAACTAGCAACAAGGGAACTTGGACTTCGTACAGGCATGGGTTATCTCGGAGCACAGTCCGCAGAAGAGAACGATGGTAATCCATTTACAGGTTTCCTGCTTGGATTTATGATGCCAGTCCCCCGTGGTGCTTTGGTTGATAAGATGGGTAAAGCTAAAGGGTTGTTGCCATCACTCAAGCCATTTGATTATTTAATCAAGCCACACGATCAACGCATCAAAGACATTAGCCCACTGGCATGGAATAGTGTGCAGGGTGTAGCTCGAAGGAATTTAGAGGACGCATCAAACTATATCCATAGAGCAAATCCATTCTTTGAAACACTGGACGCATTATGGAAATCAAAGGCAATAAGTCAGGATGACCTTAATGAGATAGTGGTAGCACTGCATCGTGGTGACAGACAAAGACTGTATGCCGCCTTTAACAGAGCAACACCATCACAAGGAGGGCAAGCAGGTGCATTACAACAGGCACATAAGGAAGTGGAGGATGTGTTGGATGACTTGTTGCTTAATGCACAGGACGCAGGTGTGGATATAAAGCACCGCCCTAATTACTTCCCGACCAAAGTAAAGGATCTGGAGTTGCTGCGTAAGATTCGTGGCTACACAGAGGATGATGTATTTAAGGCAGCAGTTGATGAGTTCGAGCAGCAGATCGGTGCAAGGGCGACTCAGGCAGAGAAGATGGAAATCTACTCGGAGGTGGTGCGTCAACAGGAACGTAGCAGTCCTAGCTATATGAACCGCAGGAAGATTGATGACTTCGATGTGGATGACATGCCAGCATATGAGAATATCAGGGACGCATTCTCACAGTATGTTGGGAGTGTAGTGGAGCGTACTAATATGAACGTCTTCTTAGGTAAGTCCGCTGACAATGTACCTCCTCAGGTATATGGGAGAATTATCAAGGACTCTATTGGTAGTTCGATTGATGAGATGCTGGAGAAGATGAGTGCTCAGGGATTAGTCCCTGATCCTGCTGATATGCGTAAGCTAAAGAACCTGCTAAATGACTTTGCTGTTAATAGTGGACGCACAGGACTGGATGCACTGAGTGCTTACAAGAATCTATTTTATGCGACAACCATTGGTAATCCAATTAGTACGTTAAGCCAGGTGCCTGACCTCGCAATCATGGCATGTAAAGATCCTGCTGCTTTCGGTACGGCACTCAAGGATGCTATCAGGAATCGCAAGCTGGAGTTTGGTTTTGATCGTTATGGTAAAGACCGCATCGCCGCCGACATACTGACTACTGGTGATGGATTGCGTGAGGGGATTAAAGACCTTAAAGGCAATCCCAAGTCAGCAAAGAAGTGGAATAGGTTTTCCCAAGTCTTACTCAATAAGTCACTCAAGTGGGCTGCTTTTAGGAAACTGGATCTGGCAATGAAATCGCTTGGAACCAACACACACTATACCAGACTAAGGAAGTGGGCCAATGCACCCGATGGTAGTAAGTTGCGTAACAAGCTGGAGCGTAAACAGAAGGAGATCTTTGGTGAGAAGTATGATGATTTAGTTGCAGCATTGCAGCGTGGTGATGTAGACGATCCGCTGGTATCACAGGCAGTGTTCAATGAGATTACACAGATACACCCGCTCAATTCCGTACACATGCCGACAGCGTACCTCAAGAATCCAAATTTAAGGTTTACGTATGCGTTGAAGTCATTCATGTTGCGACACATTAACTTCATGCGTAGTGAGTTGATAGCTGATATACGCAAGGCTAAATCTCCAGGTGAGTTTGCGGAAGCGGTTGGTACGTATGGCACGTATATTGCATTATTTGCTGGCACTAACATGGGAACTACGGCTCTCCAAGATTTTATTCTGGGTAAAGATGTGACGTTATCAGATCGTGCGGTTGAGAGCATAACGCAAACACTCACAGGTATCAATAGGTTCCAGATATACCAAAGCAAGAACATGTTTGATACTGATAACCCATATCAACAAAAAATGAGGGTTGGTTCATTTGCACTAGATCTTCTTGTTCCTCATCAGCTTATCACTTATCCAGCAGCTGATATTGTGGGTTTGCACATGGGTGAACGTAATAGGATTGAAGATTGGCATAGCACTCAACTGACACCTGTTGCGGGTAAGAATATATACTGGCAACTCGGTATGGGTAAGGAGAAGGAAGCACAGAAGAAAGCCGACCGACTTCACAAGCTAAAGAAATTGCGGTCAGGTAAGTTTAATATTCAGGTGGTTGAATAAATAATTGACATCACCAGATCGTTCCACATTTGTCGGGGCATGAACATACTGGACGATACCGAACAACCACAAGAACTCACGCTCGAACAACTTTGCACTACACTTGATGCCATTTGCCGCAATAGTGGATTACCTCCTGCTCTGGGCATTACCGCACTGGAAATAGTTAAGAGCGAGATCATTAGCGAAATAACCTGCACAGTGAGCGATGAATGATATGACAACTTGGTTACGTACAATACACATCTTCTGGTGCGGCATCGAGTTCGGTGTTCGCAAATCAGATATGGACGCACTGGCAAACGGAACCATGTGGGACACTGCATACCTTGAGGTACGTGCGGTGTGTGAACATAGGCCGAAGCTGCACTACTGGACAAAGATGGTGGTAGGCTGCGAGAAACACTACCTTAATCTGGGAATCCTTGCCGTGTGTTGGGGTTCTGACTTAGTGGAGGTGTAAAAATGAATAATCTACGGCTCAAGCAAAGGCTTGACACGATATGAATTAAAAAAGAAAATGGTGCAACAAATGAGCAAGAAAGACTCAAGACTAGAAAGAGCAGGAGTTAGTGGGTATAACAAACCCAAACGTACACCAAGTCATCCTAAGAAGTCACACGTTGTTGTAGCTAAACAAGGTGATCAGGTTAAGACTATTCGGTTTGGTGAGCAAGGTGCTAAGACTGCTGGTAAACCTAAAGCAGGTGAATCAGCACAAATGAAAGCCAAGAGACGTTCCTTTAAAGCTCGTCACGCTAAGAATATATCAAAAGGAAAAATGTCAGCAGCTTATTGGGCGGACAAAGTTAAGTGGTAAATAGCCGCTTAACCAAAACCGTGTGTTGGGATCTGACTTAGTGGAGGTTTGATATGGATGACAAGATACTAGCCACTTTCAACTGCTACGACCATGACGACATTGCTCTGTTTGCTAATGCGGCAGATATGCAAAGGGGATTGAGCGATTTCTACCATTGGTTACGCAACCAGCATAAGCACGGTGAGGACACAATCAG